GGCTTCTTTTACTCCTGATCCGGAGCTTGGGAACAAGAAAACGACGTCCACCACAGGGCATATGGGAACATATACGTGGGGCCGAGGTGCACGAGCCATATTGCGCATCCAGATGACAACTGTAAATCAAACGCTGGGTTTAACAACTTTTGCTCTGGAAAGAACACTTCCAGCCTAACTGTGTTCTCTAGGGAGACTAGATCTATTGCATCTTCTATGCATGTGAACTTACTCTAGAATTAGGAAATACCGCTTGTACTCCTTCTGGATTATTGAATATGATAACGGACTAACTTTCAACCTATGATTGGCTTTTATTTATTATTTTATTTTCCTTACTTATTATCTATTATTTTTGCGGGCATTATTCGACATAACTTTACTAGGATATGCTCTAATTTTATTTTATTATACATTTGGACTGATTTAATTGGACTTAGGACCCCATGCTACTCTCTCTTCATGACAAGCAACTATTTATCTCTCGACCTTCGAGATAATAGTAAAAACAGTGTCTATTTGGCGATCCCAGATAGATGCTAGAAGGAATGATATCTGTGTAAGATAGTTTACTCACATAGAATGTTGAACGGGTGTTCAGTGTTTTAGAATTGTGTTTGAATGAGCTCTTGCCTTTATCTATATTTCTTATACCTACCTTTGGCCCAATTATGTGGCGTTCCAAGGTGGACGTAGGATTAAGAAATGAATCACCAAACCGCTAACTTATGTCTTGCTCATCTAACCGGACTGATAACTTGGATTTCGACCTATGCTACTCGACCTCGATCACGATTAACCGACCTAAGAAAACTGACTGGATGTTGGCAAAACACAAACGCTTTTGTGGTAAAACACATAAGTGGTCTGAGTGTTGCTATAATCCAGACAGATTGCGCAAGGTGATGATATCATGCCCATCATGTGGAAAAGCCGCGGAGGTTCTCCGCGACTTCGGCAAATGCCGAAAATGCCTGCATGGCAACATGTATCGTCAGCGCGGTTACGACCGCAAATGGACCCCTCAAGGTCCAAAAAGAATTCTCCAAAATGAATTCATTCTCTTAGAGATTGAATTCTGTAAGATCTGCAAAGAGTTTGTCTTTACGACAACTCAAAAAAGACCATGTCACTATTGTGACGAAACTGGAACAACTCTGGAGAAGTTCTCTCATAAACAGAACAGTATTTCATGCCTTTGTGGTGTGAGTCTGTTGGAGTTTAAGAAAGAACTTCTCCCAGCCACTTCTCAAGAAATTGAGGAGGGTTCACCTCATAGTGAACATGTGGCGCATTGTCTATCTCACCATGCTCGACTACAAGGATATTGTATTCCTTGTGACGATCAATGGGCACCTCAAATGCCTATTCGTCTCGAGCCTGCTGATGCAGATGATGTTTTCCATGACACTATTACAGGTGTTGCAGAAGCTGCTGAGAGAAAGACTTGGAACCCTCTGAAGCGCGTATATCACTACGTTGCTGATGATGTTACCAAACGTCTCGATCAAAGCGCTGCTTTTGCAAGAGAAAGCATTGAAGCCGTAAGGCAAAATACTGATACCGTCACGCAAGAAGTGAAGCAGGTCTCAGCCTCAATGCAAAAGATTCTCAACTCGATCTCTCAGTTCATTGCTGATGTGCCTACTAGTTTGCCAGGAGCCGACACTCTCATGTCGTTGGCTGTGAATCTCATGTCTCTTATTAAAATTGCATTTTCTTCCGCTGACTTGTCAGTTAAGATGGCAGGTTTTGCTTTGTTTATTTCAAATTATGTATCCGTTCCCGAGATTATTACTTGGTGCGGAAAACAGATTGCTGAAGTTTACAAGGCATTGCCTGTCTTTTTAGCATGGCTCGTTGGTGCATGGAGACCACAAGGATCTGAAGACACTGTTTTGAAAGTGTCAACTGCTTTTATTTCTATTTTAGTAGGGATCTTCCTTAAGAAGATCCCTGGAAAATCGGATTTTGATTCGATTCTCCGGCGCATTGATTTGCTTCCCAAAGCTATAAGGGGAGGCCAGGACATCATCAAGTATGTCACAACTGCTATTAAAACAGCTGTGTCTGCTTGTTGCGATTATATTGGAAAACCTAGTCCATTCGATAATGGACTCGTCACAGAAAGTGATGCGTGGGTGACTTTAGCCAATAGTATTCTTATGAAGAAATTGACTGAAGATACCTACACATCTAAATATGCTGACGATGTTCGTAATTGTTATGTACAGGGTCTCCAATTGATCCGGAATCTCAACACAATGAAAGCTGATTTCGATGTAATTCGTTACATTGGATCAATCCAAACCCAAATTGCTGCTCTCAATAATAGATTGGCACATTTGGGCTTTGCTGCTGGACCTCGTATGGAACCGTTGATAGTATATCTTCATGGTACATCGGGGAAAGGTAAGTCAGGCCTGACTGTGCCATTCTTCATTGAAATGGCAAAACATGATAAAGATTTTGAACCCAAGGATTGGGCTAAGCTGATCTATATGCGTTGTGCTGAAACAGATTATTGGGATGGGGCCAGAAATGACCAACCGTTCCTATGTTATGATGATTTTGCACAACAGCGTGATAGCGCAGCTAACCCTAATCCTGAACTTTTTGAAATAATCAGATTAGCTAATATCGTACCGTATCCGGCCCATATGGCCTCGCTTGAAGAAAAAGGTAAAACTTTCCTTCATCCGCGCTGCGTCCTTTTGACCAGCAATTCAAAACAACCTCGGATAGAATCTCTCACCTTTCCAGACGCCTTTTTTAGACGTATGGATATTGTTGCTGAAGTCGATGTCAAGCCTGAGTTCTCTAAACTTAAGAACACAGGTAACGGAGAAATCCGGATGTTGGATGTCACCAAATGTGAATCTCAATTCGATCCACGATGCTATGTTTTCCATGTTCAAGACCAAGGAGACATGGACTGGAAACAGTTCATGCACTACGTTAAAACTCTGTACTCACAGAGACTTAGTCGTGGTTCCAAGCTCATTAAGGAACTCAACAACTATACCAAACACTCTCTCGAGACTGTCTATTCTGCTTTGGCAGATGGCACTTTCGATGATTTGATGGATAGTGACTTGACTCCCGCCGAGCGTCTTGAAAATTGGAAAGCACAGCAACCAGGAACCGAACTTGATCCGTATGAACCAAATATGGGTCGAAAAGCTATTGAATTTGAAAAAGATCTGAATGAACTTATGGAGCGTTATGATGGAACTCAAGCTCCCACTGAAGAATATTATGAAACTCTGCACGCATATATGCGAGAAATGCAGAGAGGAGTATTTGATGGGGAATTGGGCTATGATAGATTGCTTGAGAAATAC